ACTTTGATTCCAGGTAAGGGACTAAGCTCCTTAGCCATAAAACTCCTTTAACAGGTTTTGTTGTGCTTGTGTGGGCGAGTGAGGTTGTAGGACATCTTGATTGCAACGGCTGCGCCCAAGTGGATTCCCCGATAGCCTGCGAGGTCGAAGACTCGGATGATTATGTCAGCGAGTTCTTCTTCCTCGTTGGTTAGCTGGATGGGCTTGGTGCAGGGCTCCCGGAGCGTGTTCGCGCGATAGGCTTCCAACAGCTCGGAGACCTCCGCGTGGATCAGGCAGAGCTTCTCAGGGTAGTTGGTGTTCTCTTCCCAGAAGCCCTTGTTGGTTGCGTTCTCGTGGGCGAGCTGCACCCCGATACAGATGCCCGCGATCATGTCTTCTTCTCTAGTCATCGGAATCTTCGTCACTGTCTTCATCTGGGTCCGCGTCGTCGTCGAGGTTATCAGTACCGTCGAAGTCTTCCCACCCGGCTTCATCTGGCGGGCTGACAGGTTGTTCAATAGCTTGGCGGATCATTCCACCTCCAACAGGGTTTCCGTCCGCGTAAGCGGGTCCCACCGCCTGCGTTCGAAGTAAGCCGGGAGCCATTCCATAGGCTCTGGGGACTTGCAAACTCGAGAAAACTGGCACCCGCCGTACTCGGCACAGGTTTCGCCCAGGTTGTAGTCGTACTCCCCGCGCTCCCACATATCCTGGAGGCGTTTGAGGTCTCTTAAAGTCTGCGCGTACCAGCGATCAATCTCCCACTGGGGTCTGTAGGTGATGTGCTGAGCGTGATTAAATTTTGTCTTGAGGATGGCAATGCCCCTGACCAATACACCATCCACCTGAAATCCGATGCGGTGGCCGGCCCAGCAATAACCAGTGAATTGGCCCCGCATTTCCCACTGGTTGTACCAAGAGGAGCCGAGGGCGGAAGTGGTTTTGTCGTCTGCGATATAGAGGCCATTGTTGAGTTCTGCGATGAAGTCGGAGCGCCCGCAATAGATGACAGGATCGCCCGTCTCGGGATTGAGGAAGTCGAGGGGCTCCGCGAAGGAGAACTCGATGGCGTGCTTGCCGGAGGGGAGCTTAATCGGCCTCGCGGCATCGGTTTCAAGGGGGAAGGCTTCGAAGTAGTAGTCCAGGGCCTCGACAAGGCGTTCGGCGGACTTGGCTGACTCCGGCGGGCACTCGAACGAACCGTAGAAGTCGAGGAGCGCGCGGACTCCGAGGGCTATGGAGTCATCCTGGGATTGCCCGTTGTCGAAGAATGCTTGGCGGATGGCTTCGAGGCCATGAGCCCAGGCAGCCCCGGCGTGTAAGTGAACGCTCTTGCCCTTGTACTTCCAGTGTTCTATGTAAGACAATTCGGCTTTTCGCGGGCACCCGCGAAAAGTATTGAGCATGGTGTTATCGACGACTGCAGGGAAGGGCGGGCGGTAGAGAGCGGACATTCGGGACTCCTGTGACAGGAACGGAGACACCCCAGAGGGTGGCCGGATTACGAGAGGAAAGCTTTGAGAGCGTCTTCTGGATCGACCTCGGTTTTCTTGGCACGGGACTTTGCGGAAGCGATGGCAGCAGACCCGCGGTCCTGGCGCATTTCCTTGAGCAGGTCGCGGAGAGCCTCGTCAGTCATCTCGCCCGCGGCGATCTTGACCCTGGCTTCGACTATCTTTTGCATTAAAGACTGAGACATGGCGGATTCCGATAATGTGGAACAGATACTAACCGATTCTGTGGTACTTGTAAAATCGTACATCACAGTCAGCTCTCGTTCCAAGAGTTCGCGTGGGAGTTCAGAGATGGTTTCTTCGTAGAAGGCGAGGGAGCCAGGGACTTCGTCGAGATAGGGTAGCTCGCCAAGGGCGGCGCGTAGGACTGGGATGTAGACTTTTTGCCCGCGGTCGATGAGCGCCCAGGTGTGGCCGGTCCAGGGGGAGACTAGGGCAGTGTTGCAGTGCCAATAGGCCCACTTGGGCCACTCCTTGATCGGGGAGTGGTAGGAGTAGATGAAGTCGCCGGAGGGCGGGAACAGGCGGATCATAAAGCCCACTCCTCCTGGGACAGCCAGCGTTGGACTACTGGCATGTCGGGTAAGTCCTCAAGGCGACACTTGATCGGCCTCTCCTTTATGCCGAGCTTGCGACGACGCTCGGCCATTTGCTTGAGCTTGTGCTCACGAGTGCGGAGGTAGTAGGATCGTCGGTATTCTTTCTCGGTCATCTGGTTTTTAGTGCAGCGATAATGGCGGCGCGGGCTTCCAGCACGATCGGGTGGTCATCTAAGGCATCGACATGCAGTAACACGTACGCATCCACCAGCCGCATCACGTCCGGCTCTATGCTTGTGGGTGGATGGGCGTGCAGTTCGGATAGCAACTGATCGACTTCCGTTCTTTTCTCATCTGACATTTGCAATAGGCTTAGTGAGTCGTACAGTCGTGTGACTTTTTCTTGCCACGCTACCGGCTCTACGCTCGTGGCCGCTGCCCTCAACTTCTCAACAACGGTATGCGGCATATCTGACGCCAGAATCTCCGCGCGGTTGATAACGTCTGCAGATAGCCACGCGACCGGCTCTGCGCTTGTGGGTGGGTCTTGATGCAAATGAACTGGAGTACCGTGCAGATCGCCTACGTACTGAAATCTGTACTTTGCCCGCTCCTTCTCAAAAGCTGTCACCACCCGTTCAAAGAGCGGCATGACCTTTTCCCCTCGAATTGGACGAGGTAGGCCCAGGGCTTCGATGCGGTCCGCGAGGGTTTTCCACGGGCTTTCTGCTACTCGCGCGCCGTCAGGATCGCCCGCGTTGTGCTTGCCGCCGAGTTTGAAGTCTTCCAGGTCGCTCATTTAGTTGCTCCCGAATAGGTTGTGGGCCAGTACTGGTTGGCAAACGAACGGAGAGAACTTTACATAGCTCGGCATCAGCGGTCCGCCGTAGACAAGCCACATCCACTGGGGCAGAAACAGCAAGGATTGCTCGGGCGGGAAGCCTTGCTTGCGCATCCACTCTCCAATCGGCTCCGGACCGAGTTCGGTAAGCGTGGCTTCCAGTTCTTCGAACAGCGTCATTTCACCCGCCGAATCTTGGAGCGTTCGTGCTCTAGTACCAGGGGGACCTGTGGCCGCAGGATCGACGGGCCAGAGACGTACCTGAACTTCGTGTTCTTTTCGATGACGGAGCCCTTGAAGCGTTCCTTCAAATAGGCTTTGGCAGCTAAGAGCTTTTCTTCTGTCGTGTCCATAGCAACTCCTCGTGTCGAATTAGAAAGGCTTCGGCCGCATCGTCGCGGTTCCAGTACTGCAGGGTGATGTCGAGGTACCTGGTTCTTGGTGGGTAGTACCAGCCCTTGCCCTTACCACCTGAACGCATCATGGCTCGAGCTTCGGTCTTCAACATGTGCGCATCGTAGGCCTTGATGACAGGCCACTCCGCGAACAGTGGGTCTAGGCCGAAGGCGACAGCGATCCGCCAATTGGCTCTGCGTTCATAGGCCTTGACTCCCTCGCCAAGGACTTTCTTCAGCGGCCCGTGAATGTCGTTGAGGCCGAGGGCTTCAGCGCTGTCATGGTGCAGGGCCTCGAGGGCGAACTTCTTCGGGATGGCGAAGGACATGAGGTAAGCGTGCTCGGCTACTGAATAGTGGCAGGGAGTGTGCCCACCGTAGCGGCAGAGTCCACCAAGGCCTGTTGCAAGGTCCTCGATGGAAATGCCTGTGGTGTCGTCGAGGTCTCCCTCCGGGTCGAAGAACGCGCCGGAGCATAGCTCGATTAAGGGCTTACTCATAACTGAATCTTGTTCAAGACTGCTTCGTAACGCTTCTTCTCATCGAGGATTGCGAGGCCTAGAGTCAGGTAGACAATGGCGTCGAGGAAGCGACCTTCGATGGGCTCGGAGCGCGGGCGATCTGCGTTCCCGTGCTGCACGTCGCGGACATAAGTCTTGATCGCGTCGATGTGCTTGTTGAAGTAGATGAGCCAGATGGTCTCCATTGGGAGGTCGAGGGCAGCAGCGGCGCTGCGGAAGTTGTCCAAGCGATCTAGGTCCTTGGCGTACTCGCCACCCTTGATGGCTTGGAGGGCCTGGATCTTCTCCCAGATCTCGTCGAGCACGGACTTGTAATCTGCGGCAGTGTAGGTCATGAGGAGAGCGCCAGTTGGGTGACATATTCCCCGCACTCGTGGTCTGGAGCGACTGGGGGCCAGACAGAGACAATAGACATCTCAGGCCTACCCGTGATGCGTGAAGGCTGTTGGACTGGGTAAGGCGTCGGCGGGTAGCGGCGGCAGATATTGTCAGGACCGCTGGAGAAGTAAAAACGGCACGAGGAACAAGGCATTACATGGGCTCCTTTTTTGGAGGGAGAGAAACGAAACTACCTGGGGTAGTCACACGGATGCACTTGAAGGAGCGATCCCTGCGATTAGGGTAGAGCTTTCCGCCCGCCGAGTCACATTCCTCTTGGGAGTAGAAGATCTCGCGGGAGTAGCCAGACCACTGATGGCCGGGCTCCATGAAAATGAGGAGGACAAAGAAGATCTCAGGCATATTTTGTACACCTTAAGAGGATTGGCTGCAGCGGGGTGAACAAGCGGTCAGTAACCTCGCCCATCTGCTGCATGTGGGCAGTGTGACCTGCGGGCAAAGCATACCTGTTTATACGGAAGCCTGCGTCGTAAAGCAAGCCCACGAGTTCAGCGAAGGAGCCAACGTCGGCGTGCATCTCGTCTAACATTTCCTTGCGAGGATAACTAGGGACAGTGACAGGGACTATCACATCACTGATGCAGAGCTGCCCGCCAGGAACCAGAACTCGGTGGGCTTCTTCGAGGGCGGCCTGTCTGTTCATGTTGAGGAGCGCAGTGTTGAACATTACTCCATCAAAGGACTCGGTAACGAAGGGCATCAACTCTGCGTAGCCGTGGATTTGCTTCAGCTCCGGCGGGCATTTGGAGAGTTGGAAGTCACTGATGTTGAGAAGGGTGAAGTCGGCTCGTGAGCCTAGGTGCTGCGCCATAAGGCGAGCTACTTCCCCGAACCCACAGCCAGCGTCAAGGACCTTGCCATAGGGCTCGTAGAACTCAGTGAGTAGACGCACCTGCTCCACGTCCTCCTCGGCCCATCGGTGGGTGTGCAGGAGACGGTAGCCCAGGTCCCACCCTTCGCGGGAAGCTAGGTCTAGCTGCTCGAGCCAGTTCACCATATCACAACTACGATCAGGGCTATCCAGAACCAGACTCCTATAGCAACTCCCCACAGAATCCCGCGGGCTAATACTAGATCATCTTTCATACGGTTAACTCCTCAGGGACTGGTGGAGCTGGTAGCTCCAGCAGTGGTGGGCGAATCGGTTGGAGGCACTCGTCACGAACACACTCGGCGGGCGCTCCTCCAGGGCAGAATAAAGGCATACTCGGGTCCTTGTATTCCCAGTAAGCGGCTCCCTTTCCCCCGTGCAGGTGCCCGGAATGGATGCAAACCTTGGTTACTGTGAGGAAAACCCCCAGATACTGCTGGTCATTAGGGAGCAGAGCCTTTACGATGACCGCAAAGTCTCCAGGCTTGCAATTCATTATCCCCTCCGATTATCAAAGGGTCGTGGAAGCAGCCAGCCTATCTTCTCATAGTCCTGGCGGAGACCTGCAGGATTACCAACTGCCTTGGCCCAAGAGACATGTCCCTTGAACCAAGCGTCGAAGAACAGGCGGGCGGATTCCTCAGTCATGTTAGAAGGTCTTGGATATAGTGAAGTGAACGAGGCCTGAGTTGTTCTTGGTCTTCGGGCCGAAGGTGGCGTTCAGGCGGAAGCCCTCAACGGCGGGTGAATGGAGGACTAGACCAGCGATCGGAGCAACTGCGCCCAAGCGATAGCCAGTAGCGCCACCCGCGACGACTCCACCTTCAAACCCCCAGAACAGCGGGGTGTGAAGCTCTATCGCTCCGTAGAAGCTCTGCCTGGACCAGCTCCTGTTATCCTCAGTGCTTGGTCGTGGTGTCTGGGAGTTGCGAAAGTACCCCGCTCCAATTGTCACATGCGAATTCAGGGAGCACGTCGCTCCAATACCTGGGTTGAAGTTCTGATTGTCCGCTTGGGGGAAGTGTAGGGTCCCCAGATGTAGGACTATTGCTGTTGCTTTGCAGAGGGTCAGCATCTTTAATCTCCTGAGTGGGTGGGAAGAGTGTGTCTACTTGCTTGAGAAGCTCGGTACGTCGTCTGAGATCGTACAGAGTGGTGAGGTCAGCGACTCGAATGAAGCCTGTGAGGCTACCTAAGAGGCTGTACAACTCGAGAGTGGTGGGCGCTTTCATTAATCCTCCTGATTGTCACGGATTAGCTTGAACGCAGGCAGGCGGTTTTCGATCTTGAAGCCAAACTCGCCCATGATGTCGTAGCCTGAGACATCTTCAGCCTCTTTCCCGAAGGCATAGCCCTGGATGGGCCTCCCGAGGGCGATTGCGTTAGTAATCAGGACGCCGACTTCCTCGCAATTCCAACCTGGGATCGTGAGGACGTAGCAGCGATGGCACTGGTGGAGCATGTTGAGGGACAGTCGCGACCAAATCGTAGGGCTGTAGGTCACATCAGCCTTCTGCTGCATCCAGTGGAGGTAGACCACAGGCGAATAGACGGGTTCTCCGGCTTCCATGAGGGCTGAGGCAGCGCGTAACGCACACCAGGCCCTGTCATTCCTCACATGGAGGGACTTGTCAGCGTACGGACTGATCAGAAAGATCATCGTTCGACCTCTTGACCTTTCCGTGTCCGCTGCGCGCCGATCTGATCCAGGCGGGCGAATTGCTCCCGGATCGCCATCTCGATGAAGTGGGAGATAGCTCCAGGCCTGAACCCATACGCATGGTCGGCTGAGGCGAACTCAATCCTTAGCCTTGCGACTAATTCCTGTGGCAGGGCTATGTGGAGCTTGATCTTTGGGTGTGGAGCCTTTGGCTTGGGCACGATTTCTCCTGATAATGATCTGCTGCGTTTCGTAATAGTTGAAAATGGCTCTCTGGCAAGTGTTAACTTCCTCCCAGAGGCCAATTTCTTCCTGGTTGCATGTTGGATCGATGACTGGGATCATGAGAGGACAATGATTACCAGACAGATGGCAATAATCCAGAGGGCGATGGTCATTTAAGCCCTCACTCTGGTGATCTGGAGCTTTACGACAGGTTTCTGGGCCTTGACATAGGCGGAGAGTCGGAAAATCCCGTACTCGTTACCGAATTGCTCGACTGCCCAGGCAGCTGCAGCTAGGGCTTGTTTCTCGGTCGGCCAAACTGCGATGGAGTGTGACTCTCTGGGAAGCAAAGAGGCCCCATTGTCAGAGAGTCTCGGATAGTACTGCCCGCGATTGGCAGCGGCCTCGTGATAATTGTCCAGGCGTAGCACGATCCAAGCGCCTGCTGCATGGCGATCCTTCAAGAAAGGCAACTTCGTAGCCATTATTCCTGCTCCTTATACGTTTCAAGTTCACTGCAATCGGCACAGTAGTCAACCCGATGGTCAAGATAGGTCTTAACCCGCGGAAGCGACTGGGTGTAAGGTGGGATCGAGAGCTTGACGGAATGCGTGTCAGTCGTGCGGCGGTGCCGTCGTTCCTCGAATAAGCCCTCGAACTCACTGTGGACACCATTACAGCGCCCACAAGTAACTCGGTTGAACAAGGCGAAAACCCTGGCAGGCGTGTAATCGGACTCAATAAACACGCGGGCGGGCTGAAGCGCCCCAGTCGTCTTCACCCTTTTGACCTCAGCCTTGGCCTCGGCCAGCAATTCGTCGAAGATGTCCATTTATCTGGACCTTGCGTCTGGGTTCAGACCCACATGGGACTTGCCCAGGAGTTTCTTGAACGCTGCCTTTGCAAGTTTGGTTCCTGCAGGGTTCGGCGGGCCATACTTCTTACGCAATCGCTTGCGCAGTCTATTCGCCTTGCGGTTGCCAAACTCTTTTTGTCCGAAAGTCATCGGCACGAAGTTCAGAATCTGTGCCCAGACACTCTGGAATGGTGTCATTTTCATCCAGGCCTCCTGTTTCAGTGTGGCACAATTGCCACATCGTTATTGTCCCACAAATGGCACATCGTGTCAACGGCTTGGCCTACCGTCTGTCGGAACTTGTGCCATAAAAAAAGGGCCAGTGACTCACGCCAGCTGGCCCTAAGGGAGGTCGAGGAGACCAACCCAGGAGGATCGTTACGACAGGAAGCTGTTGAGGGCCTCGTTCGGGTCGATGCCGTCTTTCGCCGGCTTTTTCGCATCGCGGGCAGCCTTGATTTCCGCAATCGCTTGCGCAATCTTCGGTTGCTTGGCCATTGCAGCTTTGGTCTTCGCATCCAAGGCGCCAAGACGGGTCTTGACTTCTTCGATGGTTTTCCCAGTCACCGCAACCAGGGCGCGAGCCAGCAGGGAAGTCCCAGCCAGTCCGTCGCTCGAACGCTTCTCGCTCCACTCACCGCGGGCGATACGCGCAGACATGTCTTCGAAGGCCTGAATGCAATCTTCCACATCATCCAGCCCCGCGAACTCGTCACCGAATTTCTGATCAGCACCATGCAGCGCAAGGCGCGCTACCATCGCGTCGTCAGCGGCTGTCGCATGCGTGCGAACTGCACCATTGCGAAAGACGAACTTGGTGACTATATCCCCAGTGTTGCTGTCAATGTACGACTGCTTCTTGACCTTCATCTTCTCAGTGAATTCGACGACTGATCCGTCTTCCATCTGGACTTGCGTTGTTTCACTCATTTGGATTAATACCCCTTTCGAAAGGATTAAGAGTTGGCGGATTGCAGAACTGATTTCCGAATCCGTGGCGCAATTATGATCGCCCGATTCCCAGGTGTCAAGCGCTTTGTGGCTGCTGTCCCGACCGTTCGTCGGGTCGATTTGTGGCACACTCTAGACCTTCGCCCCATAAGCCCTTGCTCTAGCAACCAGCGCATCGGCCTCCTCCTTGGTCATTCCTGGGCTTAGCTTATGCGCGGCGGCTTGGGGCGGCGGGATCACAGGAGTCGTCGGTGGTGGAAGCCCCTCCTGCAGCATCACGGGCAAAGCGCCTTCTGCCACTCCCACATTCATCTGGTAATTGTCCCCAAAGTCCTTGATCTTATTCCTCAATACCACTGTCACACCCTCGACCCTCGGAATCACCACTTCACAAGCCTGGGCAAACTCCAACAAATCCTGGGTCATTTTCCCAGTCCTCATCGCCTCCTTCATCTGCTTGGTCGCTATCGCCATCAGCGCATAGAATCGCGCGCACAGGCTCTTCGCCAGCCCTTCAGTCTGTGCCGTGAAAGTAACTTGCTGCATTTCATCCTGCGCGACCAGCAGTATCGCATCCCGCATCTGCTGGGGATATTTCTCAATCACTTTTGCATAGGCCATTCTGCCCCTTTTCGCAGCCCCATTGCCGCTATTGCCCGATAGTAACAGCAACTGGGCATCTATTCATGTGCCACGATACAGCACATCCAAGCTGCGACTAAGCCATATTAAGCTACTCTAAGCCCATCGTGCCATTCCACCGCCCCAACACACCCTCCCACAGGGCTGTATAAAGCTTAAAAAAAAAAATCTAGGAAGGAATGTATTCATCGAATCGGGAGGCTGGTCGATCCCATTTTTGGCACGATTGGCTTAATCAAGCGTAATCGAGCTTGGTCTAGGGATAGAAGCAGGAAAAGGGGCTTTCGCCCCTAGACCTAGGCCAGGAATTCGCTCTCCTCTTCGACTAGGTGCTCCGCGACTTCTGGCTTGCGGTAGAGCCCAGCGATTTGGGCGGCGGTGAGCTTCTTGAACTGCTCGCGCTTCTCGCTGGAATCGACGATCAGGCCTGCGGCAACGCACGCGCGGAAAAGGGCCGCGTGTTGACCGAGCCCGCCGGACGATTGGCGCTGCCCGTATGTCCCATCGACCAGGGACTCGGCGCGCTTCGCCATTTTGGCAATTCGCTCGCTCATCGGTACGTTAACGCCCACCGCGCCACCGTCGCTGATGATCTGCTTCACACCATACGCGAAGACCGCATCGCGCACCGCGTTAGAAACAGACGCTGTGTCGAAAGCGAACGCAACGGACTGGTCCGCGCGGTTCACCCATTGCAGCTTTGTACCGACTGGTACAATAGATAAGGATTGTTTCATCATACCTCCTGTTATAGGGCAGGCACAATCGCCCGCCGCATATGAACAGTATCGGCTTATTATCCGCGCAGGTATATACCGCATACACGCTATTGCATGCTGCAGCACACCATGCTACACTTGTGATAGAAGTGGGCACCTATGCCTTAAAAAGGCACCGGGGGGTACCTTCCCGACCTGGAGTCCCGCGCCGAGTCGACCTTTAGGTCGATCTAACTGACCCGCAATCTGGCTGAAAAGTCACTCTGTGGCACAATAACGAAAAGGTAGGAGTGCCATAGGTCGGCGGGCTGCTGGAACCGCTCTTATTGACCCGCGCCCGCCCGATGGTATGCTTACGCAGACAACTTGGAGCCTCCATGTCCAATCCAGTAGCCATCAAGAAGATCAACTACACCCACGACGGGATGATCGACTTGATTATTGCCCAGCCCGCCATCAGCCAAAACGAGCTAGGCTTCCACTTTGGGTATACCCCTGCCTGGGTGTCGCAAGTAATGAGTAGCGATGCCTTCAAGGAACGCCTCGCGGCGCGTAAACAGGAGTTAGTTGACCCCCAGATCATGATGTCGCTGGATGAAAAATTCACAGCGCTCGCCCATTCTGCGATGGATAAGCTCCAACAGGACGTTTCCATTGACATGGTGCCCCAAAAGGGCCTGGTGAAGATCCTGGAAGTAACCGCCCGCGCACTCGGCTACGGGGCCAAAGACCCCAAGGCCGGGCTCACGGTGAACAACTATGTGGCTGTCTGCCCGCCCAAAGCAGCCTCATCCAGGGAGTGGGCAACTACCTACACACCTGAAGGCCAACTATGTTCAGAGCCATCGCAGTCTTAGTTCTCGCTGGGTGCGCAACACCGCTTGCTGCCCAGTCCATCGCCACTGTCGAACATCCCATAGCCGGGCATGTCGTCACTTTGTTTAATGACCAGGGGAAGTGCCCTGAGGGCGCAAAAAGGACCACTTTTCTGGTCGGCAAGCACCCACAGATTGAGCCTAGCCTCCGTGGGACGACAGTAGAAGGTTGCTGGGCGTTGCACGAAAAGGTGGTCTACGCGCTTTATGACGACGGTGACAGGTTACGGCTTCCACAAGAGGCTTTCACCTGGGCTCCTGGTTACAAACCCGCCGCAATGACTCTGTGACAGATCAGTCAGTTATTTGGAGTCCGAACCCAGGGCCGCAAACGGCCCTGATCGCTTGTCCGGTCTTCGAGATTTTCTATGGTGGGGCTCGAGGAGGCGGGAAAACAGAGGGTTCGGTGGGGGATTGGCTGGAACACTCGAACCAATGGGGCCAGCACGCGACGGGAATCTTCGTCCGTCGCAAGTTCAAGCAGCTCTCGGAGGTTATTGCCCGGAGCAAACAGGTCTTTACCCCTATTGGAGCGAAGTACAACGAGCAGAAGTCCGAATGGATCATGCCGGGGGGCGCTAGGCTGCTGTTCAGGTACCTGGAGCGAGACTCCGACGCGATGGAGTATCAAGGGCACAGCTACACCAGGGTCTATGTGGAAGAAGCGACGAACTTCCCCTTCCCTGACCCGATAGACAAGCTCCGGGCCACCCTCCGAACCACCAAGGAAGGGCTCCAAGTCGGCCTCCGGCTCACGGGCAATCCAGGTGGTCCTGGGCATCTCTGGGTCAAGAAGCGCTATATTGATCCGGACCCGGCGGGCTGGAAAATCATCGTCGAAAAGTTCATGAATCCCTTCACGCACCAGGAAATGGAGCTGGAGCGGGTTTTCATCCCCTCGAAGCTGTCGGATAACGAAGCCTGCATGCGGAATGACCCATTGTACGCGGCGCGACTGCAGCAACAGGGCTCTAAGCAGCTGGTAGAGGCCTGGCTCCTGGGCCTTTGGGACATAATCGACGGAGCGTTCTTCTCTGAGTGGGACTCGGTCAAGCATGTTCTGCCCTACGAATGGCTCCAGCGGATTCCTCCCCATTCCTACTGCTACAGGTCGTTTGACTGGGGCTATGCCAAGCCCTTTTCCTGCGGTTGGTACGTGATGAGTGATGGAACCTGGGGATTGCCCCGCGGGGCGCTGGTGAAGATCGATGAATGGTACGGATGCACGGAAAAGCCGAATACTGGCCTACGCCTCGATGCTGGGGCAGTGGCTGACGGGATCAAAGCTCGAGACGAAGCCCTCGAACGCAGGTATGGTCTTCGTGTGCGGTCTGGCGTTGCGGACCCGGCTATCTTCATCAAGGATGGTGGGCCCTCCATCGCAGAAGAGTTCATGAAGCGGGGGGTGATCTTTTCCAGGGCCGACAACAAGCGCGTGCCTGGATGGGTTCAGCTCCGGACAAGGCTTGTAGGTGATGCCGAGGGCCCCCAGCTATACTTCATGGAAACCTGCGACGATACGATCAGGACCTTGCCGACGCTGCAGCACGAGGAAAAGAATCTGGAAGACCTGGACACCGATGGCGAGGACCATGCTGCCGACGAGACCCGCTACGCCTGCATGGCTCGACCCGTGGTACGTGACAAGTCTAAAGCCCAGGGTATCCTGATGCCCAAATTGCCGGGTCAGTTAACCTTTAACGACTTGCTGGCCATGAATCGGAAGAAACGGCTCATGGCTGAAGCTGAGAGGGCTT